AATATACAGGATGACAAGGCTCTTAGAGAAATGTTGTGTGCAGTCGGATACTGTGGTATGGTTGTGAATAACGCCATTCCTATTCATTCACGTTTACATCATCGTATGTATGAACTTGGAGGATCTGCAGTTGATCGAATGAAGCTCGAGAAATTTAATGATTATAATAATCTCGAGCGGATGGGTAAGCGTGTGATAACTGGTGATCCAATATTGGATGAAACTCGGATCAGTTACTACAAAGCTTTCGGGATTGAACCTCATAGGCAATTGCTGATTGAGGAATTTTATAATGCGGCAACGGTCTGTGCACGGACCGAGGTCGTAAAAGAACTCCCGCTTTTATACGCTTCCTTGCACATTAATAATTTTCTTCCAATCTTTAATTTATCTTAATCTTTCAAGCTGGCTTTTTTACCTTTAGCAGCATTAGGAGCATTAGGAGCAACAACTACAGCTTTAGCAATTAACAAACCCCAAAAACCTAGAAATAATTCTTATCATCTTACTGACGCTGAGATTACTCAACGATCCATTGATACAGCCAAAGAACACAGAGAAAATCGTACATTAACACCGCACGACATATCCGTTTTGCAAAAATTTGGATATAGTACCGGAATTAAATCGCCAATACCAACCCCAACAGAAGCACCCCTACCAGAACCTTTACCTTTACCGACACCTACAGGCAAAATGGCCCCTAAGAATGGTACTAGAACTAGAAATGGTAAGAGCAAACAACGACGTAAAATCCCATCTTCTACCCTTGGCACCATTAATAGAGTGGTCCGACAAAGACCTTCTACAGTCCAACTTGCACCGATTAGTATTGGCAATACAATTCGTGGGCAAGAAACTCAAGTTGTCCAGAGTAGGGATGGTTGTACATTGTACGGTCGTGATTTTATGTTTACACCTATAGGTACTGCTAATATTGAAACTTGGACACTTGCCGGTGGCGCACCTTTGTCACCAGCGGCATTTCAGGATTCAACATTAAGGCAATACATGCAGATGTATAACAAGTTTAGATTTAAAACTTTTACTGCACACTACCTTACTAGTTCACCCACATCTTCAGATGGTGATATCTTGTTTTATTATAACAAGAATAGGGAATCTGTTTTCCTCAACCAAACAAGTCCTAACTTGTTGCCTTTTGTCATTTCAGATCCAAACACTGTTTTAGGTCCACAATGGCAAAATCACTCAGCTACTTTTGATGTTACTTCTGATTGGAAGTCTACAGACTATGGTATGACTGATGACCTGCAGATGTACGCAGTGGGTGATTTGTTTTTGTTGACGCGGAGCACTACCACTGATAGTCCCGGTTATGTATTGTTTGATTATGTTATTGACTTTAAGGAACATTCTGTCATTCCTAGACTACTGACACTGCCTCTTAGCAGAATATTATGGACCAATGTTGCGTTCATAAATATTTCTGCTGGTACTACTATTAATCAAGGAGCTCTGTTTACTCCTGGTGGAAACACTTTGTCTGGGTCACCTTCAGCAGCCCCTTCTGGATCTGTTTTTGGTGATATCTACAAAGTTATTTTCGACCGCACAAATAGTACTTTGGGTGTTGGTTCCACCGCTTTTACGGTGCTGAATGTTCCTTCAAATTCCGTCTCTGTCACTTCTAATATTACTATGAATGATGGTACAACCATTTATGCACTACATTCTAGTAATGGTTGGACTTTTTACATTAGTTTGACGGCCGCTATGGGTGGGCCAGGGCAATTGCTCTGGAGTTCCACCCAAGCAGTACTAGCCATGACTGGACAGTTTTGGCTATCCTATGTCGCCAATGCTTCAGGTGTTAATGTTCAACCTAATTTTTAGGTTTTCTTTCTTTTATAGTAGATTAGGTTTGTGCTATATTCTTTTGTAGTGTAAGTTTGTGCTGGTTTGTGCGCGATAGAGGGATCCTGGTAAACAGGCTAGACGGGCAGTGTTGGGAAACCTGCCGACGCATCACTATCGTTGCCTACCATTATTTATCGAAACACCCCTTCACGATAGATCCGGCGTAAGCGCGTCGCGGGGCATACGCTTAAAAATAGTAGTTAAATGATTAACCAACGATCCTTGTTGGTCGTAGAAGTACGTATATACTAAAAGCAAG